CTTACTTATATATATATATGAAAATTCTCCTATTTATTCCAAAGAGATTGCATTTCTTTTTTGGTGTACTCATGGCCTTCTTCATCCATAGAATCAAGGATCAGACCGCATCCTTGGCATTGTAACAAATTAACACTGAAAGATACAAATTCCTGAACCTCAAATACGACATCCTCAGAGCCACATTTTTCACAAGATTTGAAACCATTCTCAAGTTTCTTTCTCGTTTTTGCTTTCTTGTTCCAGGCCTTCAGTGCCTTCTCTTTTGCTTTCAAAGGCACTTTATCGTAATATGTTTTCGTCATCATACCACATGATTTGCATTCAATCCATGTTGCATTAGGTTTCAGTGTATCTTCCCATTGAACCATTACAGGCTCTGCACCACATTTACAGAAATTAGGTGTATAATTTATTACTTTAGCCATTTTGTTTTCTCCTCACAGAATTTATTTTTTCTCTCAATCAATCTTATATATAGAGAGCATAACATTATTCTAGATCATTGTCAAGACTTTCTTTGTCTGAAAGCATATAAGTTTTACTGTCAGTAACAAAAGTTACCCTTTGCTGTTTACATACTGTTTTCAGCATGAAAGCAATTGTAAATGCATTCTCAAGAACATCCTTCTTTGCCTTAGGGAACCTGGGATAATTGATCAAGCCAACAATATATCCAGGTTCGCTTCCTTCTGTATATATGAATTGCGTGTCAGTGAGGGTGACACAAAAACCAACAGAATCGCAGTAGGCTTTAAGGGTATCCTCAACTACACTTCTCTTTATAGTTTCTTTTGTTTCATTAACATAAGAGCCGACATAAATTGTTGCTGTGAATGTTTCCACTTCTTTGACATTCATTTCTAGCATATCAAGAATATCACGAACTTCTTTTGCATCTTCATTGTTATTCATTTTATAATCTCCTGTTATCGTAGGTAAGCAACACTGTAATGGCCGCAACAATCAAGCCCATGATCATCAGCATAAATATTTCCTCTTGCATGTTTCGCAGGAGCATTCCAAGAAGCAGGTTTCAGCACATCACCGTTATCAATCTGGATGAAAGCATAGACAGAAGTATCCCGGATAATTTTCACAAACTTCTTTCCTTTCTTGAAAGAATACTTCGGAGGATCCATTTTCGGATATTCCCTTTCAAAATACTCAGTGATTCTTTTAACAAGGTCTTCGTAAAATGTCTTGAATTCTGGAGATTCAGTGAAATCATTCATTATAATGCTCTCTCATATGCTTTGGTTAATGCTTCAACTTTGCGCTCATCATCCAATCTTTCAAGAACATCAACTGCTACTCGAATGTAATTTATGATCCGTCGGATACGATCAGGATCTAAATTACAATCTATGCCTGATTTGGCATGAAATTTAATATCATCAAGCAGCATACTCATTTCCATTTCTTTATCATCCATAAAAAAACCTCCTTAAATGTTTATCTCTCAATCAATCTTATATAGAGAGTATAACATTTAGGAGGTTGCTTGTCAACAGAAAAGATACTTATTTTTAATATTTCTTTACTCGTATTAAACTAGAAGGAGATTTTCCCCACCCAGACTCAGGCTGTGGTCCTCTGGCATCTGCAAGAGGCTTGCAAGTAATATACACAACCTTATCACCAAAGCTTTCAATCTTGCCTTTAAAGGAATCAACGCCAGCATCAGTTTTCCTGAAGTAAATTACCTTGTCACCTTTGCGAAGCCGTTTTCCAAATCTATCATACACTTTTTGCTCAGTCATAATAATCTCCTAATTTACGGTTAGTTTTCTTGCTAGTGGATTGACAATTTGCACATACATTGCATTGTAGTTATTAATTTCATCAGTAGTAAGCTCTCTTGTAGTTTCTTTCGGGAACCTAACATCGACAATCCCAAAATCAGTAACCCAAGAGCCATACCAATCTGTTTCGGTTTCTCTCTTCACAACACACAAATCAGGAACATCCGATGAAATATCACCTAATTTATGATAGGCTTTTGTGGCCATCATATATTTCTTTTCTGTCATTATCACTCCTGTAAAATTAGAGATTGAGCTGCTATGCTTCCCACCATCTTTGCGGTGTAATGGACCATAGCAGTAAAGGTATTCCCATTAAGAAAAATAGCACACAGTAACATAAATTCCAAATTGCATACCAGAGAAACCTAGGCTGCCATTATGGAATCTTGTATACTCAGTCACTATCAGCCGTCGCTCGACTGTACGCAATGAATACGCCCCAATCTTCATAGCCACAATGTGTGCAATATATGTAATCAACAAACATGTTTCACCTCATTTAATCATGTAATTGAAAAAATCCTCTATGCTTTTTTTAAAATCTTCCTCAGTACCATTATTACCTAGATACAGGCTATAAGGATAATCAAGAACTAATTGGTCTGAATGAGAATCATGGTTCCTTTCTTCTCTCTTGCTCCTGATAAGAAATGTTTGGCACCTGATTCCATTAGCTTCAGCCCATTCAACAGTACGTTTGATTTCTGCAGGCTCTCTCATTGCTACAAACAGCATATCAATACATGGCTCTTTAAGGAGCTTCTTAATTTCATTAAGAGGACCATCAAAGTATTTTGTATACAGATCCTTAAGCTCAGAAAGCATATTCCTCATTTCAGGAGTTTTTTCGCCATTCCAACCCATATTACTTGCAATTGACTTGCAAGTATCAATTGTGGAATGCTTTACAACATTTAATCCAGCCTGTCGCCATAATTCACTGTAATAATCTATGAATGTGTCTTTGCCTGCTCTTGGGAAACCATTTACAATTATCAATGTTTTTTCCTGCATATTACTCCTTTGTTTTATATGGTCTTTCTTTTATTCTTGACAGCCAATTATTAGCATCAACATCAACAGCAGAATTCCAACTCTTCCAATCTCTCAAATGACCAAATAAAAAATGATCCTTGAGACAAAGGGTTATTAGATTTGATTCTTCCAATTCAAGATCAGGCCTTAGATGAAAAGGCACAATATGATGTACTTGTAAAGATTTCTTTGTGCCACACACAGCACAAAAGTTGTTTTTAGTAATATGTTTTTTGCGACAAGAAGACCAACCTGAACTTCTTTCAGGTCCTATGTTCTTTGCTACTTCTCGAACCGGGCCTACTATTTGTTCTTGAAACCAATCTTTCAATCTATTTGCTCCTTAATCGCCTGAATTTCTTCCTCAGAGAACCATTCTTGCGCATTGTAGAAAACTTCTCCACAACCTTCGCATTCAAGAACAATTTCTCCCATGTAACCTTCCCTTTCAGGTTTATACTTCCATTTATGTTCATGATCGTATTGCATTATATTCTCCTTATGTTTATTCAAATACAATAACTTCCTCGACACCAATACCATCACCATGCTTCCATCTACACATTGATGCTGCCATTTCCTTAGAATCAGCCATGAAGAAATCATAATATGTTTCAACTTTTTCGGAGAAAATGCTGTATTGTAAAAAAATGACTAGATATTCAATCATATGTTATACTCCTTAAAATGTAATTTTGCTCTCAATTGATCTTATATAAAGAGTATAACATAATCCTCAGGCGATGTCAAGAGTAAAATGACCATTATTCGTAATCCCTTACTCCTTCAGCATCAATAATTCCCTTGCCAATGTTCATGATCGGTACACCGTCTTGGGACAATTCCTGATATCTTACAGTAAGAAATTTACCGTAATAATCTGAGGCATTCTTGCACAATCTTTCACGCTCAAGAAAGGATCCTTTTGGTCTTGACCTGAATTCAAATCCTTTATCAGTAACACATCGCCAGATTACCAATTCTCTGTGAATACCACAAAGAAAATCATCCCAAATTTCTACCTCATGACCAATGATCTTGAATTCAGCATCATAAAATTTCTTGAACTTAATCAGCGAATCGTTTCGGTCATTAAATCCGTACAATGATTCTGGGTCACGAATGATCAGACCTTCATAGTCATCAAGAATAAATTGGCTGTTATAATCATCAATCTCTTCCATCGATGTAACCTTAAAGGTCTTTACAGGGATGATAGGAAGAACTGCACCTGGATTGTTGATGTAATAATCCTCAATAAGACCATCAAGCAGGTTTTTTCTCTCTTCATATGTCATACGAGGCAATGCCAAATCGTATACATGATAATCTAGCATACCAGTACAAAAATTAGGATAATCAGTATTTTCGCCTATCCGATATTCTTTCTTCAGGAGAGAAATGATAGTCTGGAAATCAAAACCCTCTTTGAAGACTTCTCCATCGGGCGTATAATCACCAAAGCATTCATGCACTGCATTATGAATGTGCTCTATGGTATCAAACGGTTTGAGATTTCTGGACATCATAATATGTGTAGGCGTATTTACATGAGGATGAAATTCATCAAGATGACCTATATGCCAACACCTAGCGCCATTGAATTTAGGCTGTACGTAAAGATATCCTCTCTTCTTCAGCAATGCTTTGGTTTTCTTTAAATCATGCGACACAGCAAGAGCAGGATAGAGATACGTAGGATCATTATCAACATCATGGATGTCAAGAACACAATTGTCCTCGAGTTTAGCTTGCACCATGTTGTTCAATTCAAAGGCAGCTTGCGCAAGGGCAGTAGTTTCATTGGCTTTGCCAATGTTCTTACCTTTCTTGATATATTTCTTTTTCAGGCTCTGCTTGCCATCTATTTGACCTGATTGTCTACAGATAGCTATTCCATCCTTACCACAATCTTCAAGCCAGCAAGACCATTCCTGAATTTTCCCGAGCTTGTCTGATTTACGATTAGTAGCTCTTTTATATAATTTCGTGTAATTGATTGTTTGCATTATTTCACCTTTTGCTCCTGTTTAATTTTTCTCTCAATCAATCTTATGTGTAAAGAGTATAACATAATCCTCAAGGGCTTGTCAACAGTTTTTTGTGTATTTTGTGAATTCTAATTGGGCTTTTAGCCCACTGAAGGTTCTTTCCTTAAGCAATTTTTCCACGTCCTTTTTCTCCACATGGCCGCCGACAATGGCTTCATTGATATCTTTATACGCATCAGTTTTTCTCCAGATGATTACCTTCTCTCCAGCTTTAATTTTCTTGAGCAGTTTAGCATTTATCTGTTGATTATCAGGTTCATTATCCCAACACCATATCCTATCGGGATAATCAATTGAACCATCAGACCCACCAAGAGCAATTGAATTGTTAACACTCATAGAATCAATAGGACCTTCCAGAATATAAATCGGTTTGTTTACATCTACAAAGTCCTTGTTATAGATTTTTGGAGCATCAGGATTTAATTTCAATGTAATATATTTAGGCTTCACTTTTGGATCAAAGAACCGTGCCTGAATAATCTCTATTTTGTCGTCTATGCGATAAAAAGGAATGAGCAAACATGGTATCGCATATTTCTTGAAAACATCGTCAGGGTGTATTTCCGTAGTTAATTGATAGAAGTTTTTATGATATCGCACCAAATTAAATGGAATCTGCCGATGTATGGTATATTTCTTTGCTGGATGTTCATTAGATAATAAAGCAATATCAGCAGTCAAAGAAAAGAACTCTCCCTTGCTAATGAACAAAGGTTTGCTCTCTTTGATTTCCTCAATAGGCATTGCTTCAAGAGCTTTCAGTGTTTCATTAGCAAGAGATTGTTTTTTAGGAGAGAATCCCCAGAACTTATATTCATCAAGTAAATCTGGGAATTGTTGTTTGATAAAATCCTCGATTGATCCAAACCATTCGCAGTTGTGGCATACAGTAGTAGCTCTACCTTCCTTAATGTAAATAAAGAATCTTTTTTTAGTTTTAGAGGTCTTACTGTCGCCACAGATAGGGCACCTGGTATTCCATAGATCATCTTTTTTCTTAGTTAGATTCAATCTATAAGAAAGGCGATTTATAAAAAATCTGTCTCTTGCAAGATAATCCACAACCTACCCATTAAGCAAAGTTTGAATTCGTTTCGTTCATTAGAAAATATTGATAATCGGAAAGCGCCGCAGAATTATATTTTTCCTCTTCAACACAATTCCATTTCATAATGGCATGAGGAATATAGGAATTCAATCTTTTTATTTCTTCAACAGCTTCTTTTTTTAGTTTACAGAAAAAGGAAAATCTTGTTTTGATATCGCCACCTCTTTGCATAGTGAACATAAGCATAGGGCGAGGATGTTTGAATAAAGAATTAGGCATTGTATCAGCAGCAGGAAGATAATCTGGCACAATATTTTTACATCTACAATCATAAGGATTTCCGCACACACATCTTTCGGAATGCAGAATATCCTCCTTATTGATTGCTGAATAGCAAGTTGCATTCATTCCACTTTTCATAGGATATTGCTCAGTGAAAATATGGACCTTCACACCATAATTTCTTTTTGGTGTTGATTCATGTTGTGATTTCAAAGTTGCCTCCGTAACTTTAAATTTTATGCTTCAAATTCTTATAATAACATTATACTATAAGGTACTATCAATGTCAAGAACTATTTTACACCAACCCAGTAGAAGTTCTTTTTCTCAAGGATCTTGCTCTTTTTCTCAAAGCGCCAGAAAGTGATTTACCAGCCATTGATCGTTTGCGGATTTTGGCTGCCTTAACAAATCTTTGCTTATCTCTTGATGTTTCAGGAACACATCGGCCATCCTTAAGGATTTGTCCAATAGGGCAAGTTGCTTTCTTTTTCACAACGCCTTGTCGCACTACTCTCTTAAGTAGTTTAGCTTCTGCAATCTTTGTTCTTAAACGGATTACGGACCCTGTTTCTTTTTCCATACTACGCTCCTTCTTCTTTTTCTTGTTAAGTGGTTCTTGTTTTATAGCAACACCAGCAGTTACATTAACTGGTCCAGTAATCTCTTCAAGCATTAGTTTGATTTGGGATTTTTCATTGTGTTCAAATAAATTTACAATATCAGTATAAACAGCATCAGCATTCTCCTTAAGGAGGTATGCAGCAGCAGCATAAGATTTAATTTTACTTTCTCCACCAGGTAGTGCTTGTAATGTTCTCTTTACATTCCATATTAATCGGTCAAATAAGGTATAGGCTTCTCTTTCCGCTTGTGTCTTAAGCTCTGAGGCTTTTTTGAGTAGCTTCCCTTTATCATCAATGATGCCGAGTTTGTATGCTTTGGTGTCTGCCCATGATTTAGTCAATTCTCGTATGAATTGATAAACTGCGAATGCGCCAAAAGTACCTTTAAGTGACATTTTTACCTCATTACTGTCTTTCTTAATGCTATGAAAAAATCCTCATCAATTTCAGTTGTCCCATCAAATTTCAATTGCCCTATTAGAATAAACAAGGCATTGACTTTAAGATGGTGCTCCTTTGGTGTTTTATACATCATTAATTCCCTGCTCATTATACCAAAACAATTCACGAAACTAATGAAATGGTTAAAAAGCAATTGGAAATTTGTCGTGCCTTTAAAATCATACCTGAAGAAATGGGTTTTTAATAAATCAATCTTCTTTATATCATCATCAAACGCCTCTATGGAATTACATTCCGAATTATCATAAAAGGCTTTGGCTGTCTGTTGGAATTCTTTTTCGTTTGTTATCACGTTCCCGCCTATTGGTTAAATTACTTGCATAAAATATCGACCCACAAGTAATTATACAGGCTAAAGTACACGAACCATAAATTGCACTGATTTCTTTCCATTGTATTTTCGCATAGAGACCAATTTTCCTTTAACAACATCTTGGTCTGCTTCATATTCACCATCCTTGATCTTTTGAAGAATATCCTTATAAGGAATTTCTTTTACTTTTTCGTCTACATTGTTTACAAATTCATCGAATGTTTTCATTTTTGTCCTTCTATAAGTTATAATTATATTTGGTCATGACTGAAAGTGAATCAATACTAATGTCTGTTTTTTCTGCTTGATAGATTAGACAAAACAAATCAAGCCAAGTACTTGGAGTTAATCTTATATCAGGAGTAAGAATGCCTTTTATTGTATCATCAAATTGTTTTTGCTGTTCTTCAGTTGCTATCATATGATCCTATTGATTTTTCTCTCAATTACTCTCTTTTCATCTTATATAAAGAGTATAACATAAGGAAAAGTCTTTGTCAACAATAAACAAAGACTTTTCTCAAATTAAAATTATATAGTTGTGATTGTGATGGTAGGCTGTACATAATTTTCAGGGAATCGAGGATCAACATTATTGCCAGCGGAATCTTCAACATCGCCGCCATTGTCGTCCATGATTAGATCAACAAGCAAGGTACCATCAGCAATTCCGGTTGTTGCGCCAGAGAATACTAAGGTATCAGTACCAGTACCAGAAGCATAAGGAATATCAATCAAAGTTCCCGCTTCAGTATAAACTTGAATAGATGGAGTACCGCCTGTTGTAGTAACAGTTACTACCTCAGAGAAAACCAGACTAAAGGACAATACAGCCGACGGCGCATAATCGCCGTCAATTTGATTTGTTACTGAAAGAATAGTAGGAGCAACATCGCCGAGGGTGGAAAGGCAATGAATCAATTCAAGAAGACCTTTTTTATTTACTTTATAAAAGCCACCAGGCTTTTTGATAATTTTATCCTCAGTAAGGTCAGTCCCGTCTGTATACATCCATTTTGATGGGGTAATTCTGCTTGTAGTCATTTTTATTCCTTTGATTAAACTTTATTATTGAATTTGTGTCCCCATTTGTAGCCTAGGGCATTAAGTATATCTCTTCTGTGTTTGCTTGTACCACCTGGAGTTGAGTGCTTAGAGGTTTTCACTCCATTAACTATAGGAAAAAGAATTGAATCAATAGCTTCTTCGGTTCCCATTCCTTTATCAAGCAATTTTTTTACTTTCTCGGCAGATGCCATAGCAGCCTTCGAAGGCTTAATATCATCAATACTAATTGATAATGCATCTCCCTCTTTTACTTCTGTTACCATTTCCTTAAATGTTTTCATATTTATCCCTGTGTAATATGATGAATGTTTCTATTATTTATCATTTACAAGAATTATAAAATTTATAAACTTTCTTGAAGAATTTTTTTCTTATTGAGGAGGAATTCTTGAAGAAATGTAAATACCGATTAATCGTAATATCCTCCTCTCCTGCTCTTCGGATGTTACTAAAAATATCATTGACCTGGATTGCAGAAAAATTCAAGAGCAAGAGATTAGCCACATAATAAGCATAGGCATCAATTTCATCTGGGTCACCCATGTAAATCGCATCGTCCAGCTTAACAGTACTATTTATCTCCTTTATCTCCTTTAATGATACCTCTCGCTGTCCTCTCCTTCTTCTTTTGTTTCTCTGTTCTTCATGTCTAAGTTCATGAAGAATAGCACCAACCAATCTGTGCTTGAAATCAATCCAATCATCTTCTTTCAGCCTGATTGTTGCCTGATCAGTATGAAACATAACAAAAATCCTTATTGCTGGCTTCTTGTTAGGATCATTGCAGCCATTTATTCTTATCGTATCATACATAACATTGTATTTACGTTCTATATACATTTTCATGGGCACATCAGTCAATGCCTTTTTGATCCTGTTACATATTTGTTTTGGAGAAAGAGGCGCATCAATAATTTCATGCTCAAGCTCAGACAATTTTGAATGCAGATAATCCAGGTCTATTTTCATATGTTATGATCTCCGTGAAAAATTATTCATCTTATATAAAGAGTATAACATTATCCTGAGGTCTTGTCAAGCCTTTATTACTGAAAGAAAATTGGAGAATTTTGAGCCGTTGATGTAATCCATCAATTTGTATTGAGCGGAAAAAATAGGATACTTGCTATGCTCCATAGCCTCTATTTTGGAGACTATCTCTTCATAAATTGTGTCCCTTGATATTTGCATATGATCATATCGCAGATCATCAAGATATAATTCTACATAGGACAGACAATTAGGCACTATTGGTACGCACCCTGAGAAAGCTGCCTCCATCATTGAGATACCAAATGTTTCCTGCTTTGCAAAGGACACAGCATATTTTGATTCAGCAAGAAGTGTATGATACTCAGCTTTATTTTTGGTTGCATCCATAGTTTTGATGAATGAGAAATTTTGCAATCGACCTGTGTTTTCACAATACCTCTCCAACTCATCAAACATGTAAGGACATTTCTCAGGAGCAATCCTATGGGGAAAAAGAATTTGTTTCTTCTTGTGTATGTTTGAGCTCAAATGATGAATGTCATAAAGGAAACCTACGATATGATTTTTCTTGATATCAACCAGATGATTATAAATTGACATCTGGATAATAAATAAATCACTTGAGAAATTAGTAGCAAATAAATTATAATCCAAGCAATTGTGAACAGCAGCTTCAAAATCAATAAAGTATCTGGTATTTCTGCCTAGCATATCATGAGGATCCCAAGAACCCGCATGCCAGAAGCCAGCCAGTTTAACATTTTTATCATATGACAGAAGCATTTGCCTGACACTAATAATCCCTGGGTGCCATGCATCAAGAAATAGAATCATATCTCCTTCATTGATTAATCCATTATCAAGTAGATTAGCCAGTTCCTGTGTCTGTTTAGCTTTATATCTATTAGAAGGAATGAAGGACAAGAATTCATCCTTCTTAGCAATACATACATCATCATACCCAATCCATTGAAATTCGTACCCTTCCATGTTGAAAAATTCTGGGTACCATTTCTTCCATTGTGCTGTGTATCTTGTAGGGACATTCTCAATATCAACCACAAATATTTTCATAATTTCTCCTTTTCTTTTCATTATACAACATTGTCATTTATTTGTCAAAAGAAATTACCCAGAGGTGTACTTTTATTTCCTTTCGTGATAATGATTTTTTTCGGCTTCTGGCTGCTTGTGTAGAATTTTCGTATGAATTTTATAGGCTCAGCTTTGCCATCCTTGATTGTCATGCCAGAAGCTTTCCATTTGTTGTATATCTCAAGAGCCCAAAAATCATTAAATGCTTTCCTTCCACCATTTTCATCATAAGGAAGAGTGCTCAGGCCTTTTCCGTATTCCTTGAGGACCATATTCTTTGTCTTGTACACACCATACCCCAGGAAGGCACATTGGCAAGCCAACTCAAGATCCTCAAGCATAATAAACCGTTCATCAAAATACATCGGGATACTGTGGTGTTTATAAAAATTCTTCATAACAAAGAAACTGGTTTTCAACCCAGGATTACTTTTCAGCACAATATTATTATCTATAGTGGTTTTATTTTTCATGTATTCAGCAGTAAAAGGCTCCTGCACAGGATCAATAGGAACTATTATGTCAACATGTTTCAACTTATCCATGTTAGTTTCACATAATTCCTTAAAGAAATTAATTCCTGACATATGCTGATTGTAAAGAGAGGAATCATTATCCAGAAATAGACACCAGTCCGTATTAGATTTATATACATTATCCTTAAGGAGAATATTCCTTGCAATGCCTTGAGGCATTTTTTTATCATAATGAATGAGATTTATTCTTGGGTCAAAATCTTTAAAGGTCTGTATTTCCTCTTCGGTATATTCCATAGCAAGAATGTTGATGCTTTCAAATATAGGAATCTCCTTTATCCATTCTAATTGCTTCCAGTGCATCTCAAGGCGTTTTTCTCTTATTTCTCCTTCACCAAAGTAAGATATTATACAGGCAATTATTTTTTTCATACCTTTCCTAATTTATAACGAATAATAGAAGGTATCAACTCATTGTTCATAAATGTAATTGGTGACCGAGCATAACACTCTTTACATTTATTCGGAAGACCTTCCTGAAATCTGTGGGCTTCTCTTAAATAATCCAATGCTGTATCATCAGCATTCCAAATATCAAGTAGATTATCGCCTTTAAGAATATTACCTAAAGGCAAATTTTTGAAGAAATCAAAACAACAAGGAACAACAGTACCATCAGCTTTGATACTCACAGCAATAAAAGGATTCAAGCACATTTGTTTATTGACTTTCTTCTCTCCATTTTCATGATATCCAACAAAACAATCCTCAACCTCACGAATAATCACATTGCTTAACCAATCATATTCAGCAGTCAACTTTTCTTTGGATTTCTCAAATAAATCCTTAGTCCATTCTGTTTTTATTAATTGTAATTGAATCAGCGGATTGCTAAGAAAGTATACTGCCTTTTCAAGATTATCTTTAAAGGCACTGAATTTCGCAGGGAATCTGGATTTCTCATATGTTTCTTTATCATAAGAATCAACGGAAATAGTAATGCAGTCCAGTTTATTTAAAATTTCAATCATACCAGGCTGATTAATAGTGGTAAGATTAGTTGACAACCCTACTAAAGTATTCTGTGAATGGATAGAATCAATAGCATACTCTAAAATAGGCGATAATGTAGGCTCACCAGAGAATTGAAGTTCCGTATACAATGTGTTGCGTAGGTATCCGTTATTCACTACGGTGTCAAGGAGAGTGCTTTCCGCGTGTATTTTGTGTTCAATACGATCATTGATACACATAGGACAGTTTAGATTGCACTTTTCTGTTAATTCAATTTGATAAATCTGAGGAAAATTCAACTTTGTGTTAAAAACTTCTCCACTTTTAAAATCATTCATATGTTATGCCATTTCCTTTATAATAGATGGATGATAAATTTTATACGCTCCGTTTTCGCCATCCTCAGACACCTCAATCATAATCCTTCTTGTTTTCTTGCCTAAGGTATCATATAGCTCAGCCAATTTATACTTTTCAATAATAGCATCAGCAAAAATATCACACAGCATCTCACAAGATTTATTATTCAAATTAACATGATTGGAATACCGCTGCAGGAAATTCTTCAGGCTTATGAATTCAATTTCCCTGTCATCATGGAAGACTTCTACTTCAGCACGGACCTTAAAAATGTGTCTATGGCGTTTCCTTAGATATGAAACTTCATCATCAGCATCCTTGTATTTATGGAAGCCTTCAAATTCAAAAGTCACCCAAACCATAGTGCTTGTTTCATATCTTACATGATACGTAGGTTCTTTACTCATTATTTTTCTCCTAAGACTAAAATTTTCTGTATATTCATAGGTAAACCTCCTGTAATGTTATTAATCAATCTTATATAGAGAGTATAACATTAAGGAGGCTTCTTGTCAACAATTAAATTACAATCTTTCCCAACTATTTAACGCCAGAGCAGCATCACCTAAGGAGAAGATTACCTTTGCTTTGTTTCTTTTGATCAGGTCAGAGACTGAACACATTGATTTCCATGCAGCATCATTGAACTTAAAGCAACTCCATTCTCTCAGCGGGACAAAAATCAATCTCTCTGGTCTCTTGTTGGAATCATCAACAGCCTCTGCTATTGAATATACACCAGTCAATTCTGGTGTAATGACATACAAGACAACATCACATTCTTCCCTCTGTTTAATCTCTTCTTTCATTGCTTCAATGTTCCAATCAGCAACAACTGGATCAAAATAATCAATCTGTAGTAATGGCTTGATACATGACCGCCAATTAGAATTATTGCATGTACCGCCTAAAAATACTTTCATTTTTCTCCTACAAAAAATTTGATACGCCTTTTCCTTTACCTGAATTAGCTGTTGGGTTTTTCTTTCTTGCCACTTTGATACCGTTCTCAAGAATTGATAACCCGCCTTCTCCCATGACATCAAAAGCCTTTTTCATAATCTTGAAATTTTCTTTCAATTCCAAAGGCAATGAGTCATTTACTTCTTGACAATTTAATGAAACCACTCCATCGAATGTCCTTTTGTATTGCAGCATTTGATAGTAATTATGCGTTGCTATAATCATGTAAAACTGTCCTTTACCTTCTTCGGACATAAGAAAAGACATATTATCAACATCCCTACAGATTGGACAGGAGCAACCAAATCTTGAATATTCGTTCAATTTAGACCAATCATATTTGTTTGATACGCCTGTATTAGTCATTGCTGTTGGTGTACAAAATTGAATGTAATTCCCGTAATTCACCATTGCAGAAGCACTGGAAGAATCAAAGGACAATTGGATGTTGATATCCTTTTCATTCAGCAGGTGTTGCGCATATACAATATAAGGAATTACTCCCATAGATGTAGTACCAAACACATGCAGAGGTCTAGGCTTGTCTGTATTAAATTCACCATTACTGACCAGAAACATTATCCCTTCAAGAATGGTTTTCAAATGATTAGCATGACCACCAAAAGCCCAACCATCGAATTTATAATCTTTTACTCCATCATACCATCCTTGCATATGTGAAGCTCTGGATGAAGAAAGTACATTCAAAATTGTTCTGTCTTCTCTTGTTCTCTTCTCATAAAAATATTTAGCTGCCTCTGTTGTATGAGATATAGCATCAAGGAAGCTCACCTTACCTTTTAAATCTTTAGCAAGACCACCTATAGGCCAATCAAGAATAGGAAAAATGTTAGCATTCTTTTCCAACCAATTTAAGGAGGTCTCAAATGTCCATTCCTGAGGAGATATCTTTCCTGTTGCTAATTGAAATCCTCCTGAATCACCAAACACAGTAGTATCCTTTCCTACACTAATATCCGAACAGACATCCTTGTTTCTATTATGAGGACCAGAAACAAGAATTCTTGGTTCATAAAATGAAGGGTCTGATTCTTTCGTATACCATCTTGGACTCTTCTTGAAATTTGGTGTCTCTGGGTCAAGAAAATATGAATCTTTCTTCCCTAGTAGGTTGAGAGTTCCGGTTAATACATTATAAAAGTGTGCTGTTCTATTTTTCATCATTCACCTCATCCAAAGAAGGAAGATATTTTTTTATTGACAAGACCTTTCTTCACAACGGAATTGGCAAATTTGTCATTGATTATATTGATACCTTTTTTCCCCATTACATCAAACGCCTCTCTCATATATTTAAAATTGTTTTTCATTTCAGTGGGCAATGATTCAAATATACCATGGTCATTGTCAGTGCAAGGGATATTCATTGAAAGCAATCCTTCAATGATTTCTTTGAACCGAGCAATCATTATATAATTGTGTATACCAATGATGCTATAGAAATGAGAACCCATCGATCCATCAAATAATTTCTTAACATCAGTAACGCCTTGACATACAGGACAATCACATCCAAAATGACTAAATTCACTTAAGCCTGACCAATCATATTTGTTTGATATGATAAGAGCGGACATTCCTTTGAATGAAGGAAATATGAAATATTTACCGTATCCTGCATATGTGAAAGCATAACTGGAATCAAAGGACAATTGGCAATCAATCCCTTTCTGGTTCAGTAAATATTGTGCATATATGATATAAGGGATTATTGATAAAGAGGTTGTCCCGAACATATGCAGATTAGAGGTCTTTTTAAATTCACCTTTCATCTCAAGAAATAAAATTGATTGAATGATGGACTTCAGGAAATTGCCATGGCCACCATAACACCAGCCATCAAAAGGAAAATCTTTAATAGCATTATACCACTTTTCCATGCCATTATAATCTTTTGCGGACAGCACATTCATTATAGTGCAATCATGATTTGTCCTATTATCAGCATAATATTTAGCTGATTCAACACTAAAATCAATTGAATCCTGCAGAGAGAATTTGGTATTTGCAGGAAGGTCAAGAATAGGGAAAATGTTTCCATTTGTTTCTGACCAAATCAATGCCTTCTCTCTTGTGTGCTTAGGCTTTACTCCTGTAGCTAATTGGAATCCTCCTGAGTCCACAAAAATTATCGTATCATCATCAGCTTTCATCTTTGCCCGTAGATCCTTAACTCCGCTATAATGAGCAGAAGAAACCAGAACATGAGGATCATAGATGTATGGATTTGCTTCCTTATTGAACCACCTTGGGCTCTGGGTTATATTAACAATTTTCCCAGTATTAAAATCCTCATCAGTTACTTGATTCAAGGATGTAAACACCGAGCCAGCCAGAACATTAAAATATACTGACTTTCTTGTCTCAATTGGTTGTATGTATTTCTTAAACATCAGCCTCCTTCATTCTCTTTTGTTAAATTAATATAATAAAACATAAGTATAACATATATAGAATCACTTGTCAATCATTAAAAGCAGGAAAGAGACACAAAAATCAATTTGTGTCTCTTTTCCTTTTACCATTGAACTTCTTTTGGTACGTATGCTTTTATTTTCTGCTTGATTGTGTCACTCAATTTATCAGGCGATGTAACAAGATGACCTGATTTCTTCACATAAAAGAAAGCAGCATCCTTGATGTAATGTCCTCCTGCAGCGGATTTAGCAAGGGTAGCATCAACATTTACTTTGTTGAAAGCAAAGACAATATCCCCATCCATGTATTTGGAAAGATCCTTACCCATTGAAAGAATGTCATTCATTGTTTGCGACACACCTCGATGGGTATTGACAAGAATTTCAGTAGGAACCGTTCTTGATCTTTTCAGGTTTTGTATTTTGGCAACTTCAATATCATTCACAACCCATACAATATGAATATTCTTTGAATCATAACCAATCTTTGCCAAACTTCTTGTTAGGTTTGCTAATTTAGAAATTGAAGCTAATGTAGTATCAAATATAATATTCGGTTTACGATCAGGCGCAGCAATAAGAATACTAGTGAACATTGTTTCTTTCTTCTTATCATCAAGGTTTAACAATGTCTTGATAATGTCATGAAGAAGCGCCACGTTCTCAGGTTTCTTTAGAGAATTAGGTTTACGTAATTCTGTAAAATCAATCCCCATTTCTTCTTTGACTTTCTGTTCAATCTTGTCTGATTTGATGGCTAGTTTTTTCAATTCATCAACATCAAAATTGGCGCCTTCAAGGCCAATAAGATTGCTCTTGATGAATCCTTTTCCTGAACCCGCACCACCCGCCATAATGACAACATTACCGAAAGGAGGATATGCTTTGCCTCCTAATGTAATAAGTTTCTCATTCAGCAGTACCAAACTTTCTACTATATCATTAAATTTTTTCATTTCGTATCCTCTTTTGGAATAATAATTTTTCTTTATATTATTTATATCTCTTCAGGAGGATTCAATTTGAAGTCACAAGGTATTAAACTGGATACATCATACCAACAAGAAGGGGCAGAGCCATGCTCATTGTTTTGAGGAACTAGAAGATAAGGAACCTTCTTAATGTCCTTGACAAAAAATACTTTACCTTTATGCTCTCTTGATTCAGCAGAAACTCCAAACACAATAGCACAAGGAACACCTAATCGGTCAGAATGAAAAATGTAATCATTGATGAAATCAATTGAGACAGGGAGATACCACTTACCTTCTTTATAATATGCCTTCTTGTACTTTGCATCAATAAGCAATTTTATTTTTCCATCCTTCAAGATTTCAAAATCGGGATACTTCTTTCCCATAATTCTATGAGTATCCGAAGTATCCCGAACAACATAAGCCTTATTCATCAAATCCAAATAAGGCTTTATTTTCTTCTCAAAATATTTACCTTTTGCAAGGTTAGCATCAAAATTTTTCATTATAAAATCCTATTTCATTTGATTAATCATCCACATGAATTCATCAGACACAGTTTTATCGGATCGGAAACAACCGCGTAATGCTGTAGTCTTCATTTCAGAGGTAGATTGTTTTGCACCACGTACCCTGATACAATTATGAATAGCAGTAATATGGACACCAAGTCCTTTAGGCTGTAATTTGTCCACAAGAAAATTCGCAATTTCAGCAGTCAAATCTTCTTGAACCTGAGGACGACGAGCAAACCAATCAGTAATTCTTGCCAGCTTTGAGATACCAACAAGCTTGTCTCCAGGAAGATATGCTATATACGCTTTGCCCTGGAAACTCTTGAAATGATGACTGCAAGTAGAGAACAAGTCAATCCCACCCAAGAATACCATCTCATCGACTTTCTTGGCATTATCAAACACAGTAAATTTGGGTTGATCATTGTATATGCCAGAGAAAATTTCATCAACATACATCCGAGCAATTCTTTCAGGCGAATCCTTAAGATGAATTGAGTCCATATCCAATCCCAAATCACGAATCATTCCTTCTACCCAGAATGAGACCTTTTTAATCCTTTCTTCTCTTGTAATTATTTCTTGACTATTTTTTGTAATAAACATAGTATTTCCTTACTTAACATTAAAGAGAATATGTGCTCTTGTCGTAACATTGAAAGGATGATCCATCTGCATCAATTCAATAGTGCCTTTTGTGACTTCTTCTTTTGTTACGCCTTCAGCCATAAGGTATATCTCTGCATCCTCTATCTTGAATTCATCCTGCAGAGCATAAATTTCGCCTAAGCAATTTTCATCATAAGGATCAACAACAAATTTAAAGTGCTGATAATTATCAGCGAACCATTTCAAGGCTTCATAAGAAAAGTGTTCTCCCATACCTGAATTTTCTAATTTAGGTGACACATTGAACATTACAGTATCTTTACCAGGGAAATCAGGTATGATAGTACCATTTGTTTCAATTTCGATAGTTTTATCAGCGCTGATAAAATAATCAATCATCTTATTGAATTCAGGATCATGCTGTTGGATCAAAGGCTCGCCGCCAGTAATAACAACATTATTGAATTCGCCTTTGATGTAATAATTAAGCATTTCCTGAAAAGATAATTCAATCCCACCTTGTTTAGAAACGGAGTATTTTGAATCACACCAGCTACAAGCTAGATTACACCCTTGCAGCCGAATAAAAAGAGACTTTCGACCAATAAAGGCACCCTCTCCCTGAAAAGAAGTAAATATTTCATTTACGATTAATGCCATTAGTCATTCTCCTTTTTAATTATATCCTTTAAAATAAGGGTTCCTTCATTATCAAAAAATAATTTATTTGAGAATGATTTTATAAAATATCCCAACATGTCATTTTTATCAATCCTACACAAAGAATCCTTAGCTTCCCAGAGTTCAATTTTATCAATTCCTTTTAATCCATTATACATTAATTGATCCCAAATCCAAAACACAATATTTTCAGCGGTAGGATTAATTAAAAAATTATTAAAATAATTATGGTCTAATTCATCAATAACAAATTCATTAACAACCCTCTTAAGCTCTGAAAAATCCATAACCATACCAGTTTTTTTGTCTATTCTCTTTTTAATATAGACTGTCAGTTTCCATTCATGGCCATGTATATATTGACATCTTTTAGGGTGATTTGGCAAAAAATGAGCTGCAGGTATATAAAAATCCTTACTTATTGTACAAAAAGGTTCTTTTTGTCTTGAATAATGCTGTGTAGTATGACATGGCACACATAAATTTTCAAGATTTGAAGGCAGAAAATTATTTCGATTTTCATCTATATGATGAATATTCCTTTTTCTTGTTTCATTATCACATTTAATACATTTATCATCACCAAACAGATAATGATATAGAACATTATATTTGTTAATTCCAAAATTTTCAATGTAATGATCGCTTTCCTTATAGGTATGATGATTCTCCATGGCTGTTAAATCCATGTTATTAATCCTGCTATCGTAAACACCTTCTTCCCACAATTTATGTATTGACAATGATATTTTTTTCTTAACAGATACATCATTGGAAGGATTATTCTCTCCTCTCATTTTTTTAGAAACATTATCCCTTGAGGATACATTATTTTGTGTATACACTTCGCGGATTAAATTATTCAAAGAAACATCTGTATGGAATAATACATTAATATTTTCTATTTCATTCTTTAGTTCATTAATAATTTCAATAACAAATTTACCTTCATGAAATTTATTCATAATGATCCCACTCAATCCTAATTTCAGGCTTTTGAGATATTCGGCATGATTTCCATCCACTTTTCTGGATAAATGTATCATTACTGATTTTACTTTTTTATCACAGACTGGACATTGACCAGTCTCCAACTTCCTTGTTACTAAAAACGTATCCTGCATTTTATTCTCCTCAATTTATTTTATAAAGCATTAAAGCAGCAATGAAAAAACTACATATAGACCATATACACAAAATAGCTATAGCTGATCCTGGCTTGCCATCTCTTGCCCTCTTAACAAAAGCAGCACCTGTCCAAAGAAAAGTAATCATGCTTACCCACAAAATAATTATATCAATATCAGAACCAATCATATCCTTTCTCCTGTTGACTACCTATACCTTCTTTATTTACTGTATATAAACATTATACAGGATTTTTTCTTGTTTGTCAACACATTTTTATAAATAAATTAAAATTCTTTTCAATTGCATCCCTGAATTTAATCTCAACCAGCTCTGGTATAGTACATCTTATATCAATTTTAGTGGAAGGAGGATAATTAGGAACTACTCCCCAACCAAATTTGTTATTATTGCCCATAACATTGTAATGATTCTTCTCTTGCCAGAGCATCTCCAGATCCATTGTCTCAATAAGATACAGTATTGAATCATTCAATGGACCAACACTATATTTCTTGAAAATAATAGCTAAAAGATTGTGCTCGTATTTCTTGATATCAGGGATGGCATTTTTTATTGGTCGAGGGATATCGCCAAAATATGCCTCAGCAGCATCATGTAATAAGGCTATCCTGGCATGTTCTTTAAAATGTCTCGCCATGAGCAGTGAATGCTCCGCTACTGAATAAAAGGCATTTGTGTTACCAGAGTATCTGCATACCCTGGACAAGCAGTGTATGATGTCTAACATGTCTATTTCATCTGGTCTTGGGTCCAAAGGATAAAACTTCAGACCAGTATAAGTTTGCATCCAATCGCCTTTTCTCATTCTATCTCCCAATAAAAAATTTATCTAATGCAGCATTGATTCCTCGAATTGTGCCGTACACAGAACCGGCGGTCCAAAGAAAAGGACCGCCAATTACAATGAGCAGAATTCTTTTATACCAAGGCATTTCATACATCATATATTTGTCGGCGAGCAGAAGCCCTAGAATAGCCCAAGCAAGTGCCCCTAGGCCTATCAAAATAAATTTATGTTCATCCATTCTATTCAAGTTCCCTTTTTTCAATAACGCATTTAAGAATGCGTGCATTAGCTGAGGAAAACATAACTGCACCTTTTGTTTCTACTTCATATTGAGCTTCTTCTCTGTCAATTGTGCCATGATCTTTTAAGGCTCTGTATACTAATTTATCCCAAACCTTTGTGAAGCTAGCAGTAATACCAACAACAGTATATTCACCTGAGCAATCAATGGACTGAACAAGATACACAGGATCCTTAAATTGTAGCTTCTTGCTTTCAGGAAGATCAGCTACTTTCCTTGAATCTCTCTTTTTCTTTACTGTGGTATCTCTTTGAACAGCATCAACAGCAATCTCTTCAAATATATCTGAGGAGATTATTTCCTCCTCAGAAACAGGGTCAGGCGTTGGGACGCTGACCTCTGTTTCAAAAGACTCAAATGTCAATCCCAACGCCTGATTAAATAATTCGGTTAGATCGAAGGAACCATCCTTTTCATAACCAGTAATTAATTTCCAAGGTGCTCTTTTGCCAGAATCCTCGAGAGCAACTTTAATATCCTTGTCGGATACTTTATTTGGCTTTACGTTTCTTGCTGTCAATGAATCAAAAATAATTTGTACTACCTCAACCTGCGATTTCGTCATTGTCAGAATCTCCATTACCATCAAATTTTACTTCAGCATAAAGACACATCATTGCCGATATAACACATGATAAACACAAGCACAGAAAAATTACTATTATATTATTATGAGCAGCTCCATAATAAAAATTTAGAGCACATATAATTGTAAAAAATACAATTGCATTTCTCATTGATCGTAACAGTCCAGCTTTCGCTTCCTTGACACAATCCATTCGCATCTCCTTAGTTTATTTTGTTTCTCAATCAATCTTATATAAAGAGTATAACATAAGGAAATACTCTTGTCAACAATTATTTTCATTTTTAAAAAGGAATATCATCATAATCAAATTCACTTACAGGGTGTTCTATGTTGTGGTGTAGCTCATTGATAGTGCCAAGGATAATTTCATCTTCAGGCGTTCCATAAAAATTTAGACCTGATGCTTGTGGATGTCCTCCGGCTGATTGAATGTAAGGGCTTTTCAAGAAAGGAACTGTTTCGTTCAGGTCAATTCCTTTACTACGGATGCTTATTGATATACTTTTAGGGTATCGCATTATGATGTAATAAACCTGATATCCTTTGATGATATTTGATATGTCATTCTGTATTCCATTATCAGCAGGAACACATACAAGACCTTTGACAGATTCACCTATTTCCATGTAGACGGAATTTTGTATGAATTCATCTCGTTTTGCTTTTGATGTCTTGATAAATAATTTTTCTTCAGGTGTAAATTTATCAAACCCATTGATGAATCGTTGCCTGAATTTATCGTAATGATATTCCCAAAACAGGATGTTGAGGTCATAGCCAAATTTGAACCAATCCGGCTGTTCTTCTTGCTGATACAAGTCATAGAAATTACCTGCATTACCGAGCATTTTGATCGGTTTAGAGAGAGGTTTCCTGCTCCCTATGAAATCAAGACACAACCCTGAAGCTGCTTTGGCATGATCAAATACAATAACATCATTAGTGAATGTTTCTTTGATAGCAAGAGAATTAGGATGATGGTCGATGTAGATTACATTCCTTGCCCTATATTTTACTCTTGTGAATTGCTCAACAGTAAGACAAACATCAGCGACAACAACATCGGCTCCCATTGGAATCTTCTCAATCAAAGCATCAAATTTCTGGTACCCGCCTCTAAGGATCATATCGAATTTCATGCCCTGAGACAGGATAATGCCAGATACCACCCCGTCTAAGTCCCAATGACTAAATAATACTTTCATAGATTCCTCAATTTCCTAGCTTTCTTGCTGAACCTGATGGAAGATATCTTATTATACAAAGCATACATGTCATCAAGAATTTTATCAGCCATTTCCTCTAATTCAGGAGTATTTTCTACTGCAGGATGCTGCCTTACATGTTCATCAAACATTTCCTGAGCAACTGAGGCTCTGTCCAGCGCCTCATGCCAATGATACTTGTCTAATTTCTCTTTGCTCATTTTACACCTCTATTACATGGATTTTTACATCACAACCGTATACGCTTGGATACCCAACGCCATTTGTGACAAATTTTGTTCCTTCTACTGTAATTATGCTCTTTGAATGGTCATGGCCATAGATCCAATAATTGATATCATTTTCTTTTACTATGTCAAACCAATTGTTGGCGTAACAATGATTGATAGGATCGCCTAGATGCTGAACCTGAATACAATCCATCAAAGGCAGATAATGGGTAACAACAATTTTAGTCTTTACATCATTACATGCCTCGAGGCTTCTCTTCAATGATCTATAATCAGCCTGACCGTATTCCAAACCATTCTGGTCATATCCTTGAATGAATCGGAAATCGTTCAACCTGGATTTATAGAATTTCTTGTCGCCATAGATGCTAGCCCAGGAACCATCAATCCATCCTGTGGTACCAATAATGCAGATATCAGGATCCTCAATGTCAAAATGATAATTCCTATTAAGGATAAACACATTATCAGGCATTTGTGTTTTAGCAAAATCATGTATATCATGCATCTTGAATCCATACAATTCATGGTTACCGCAGACAAAAAATATTTTCTTGCCATGTAATTTACCGCCCATATAGGCGAGGTATTCTTTTGCTTTGTCGATGCCTGAAAGATCACCAGCAATTACTAGCCAATCAACTTCAAAAAATAAAGCTGAATTACACACCTTATCGATTGCTTCATAAGGGTTTGGGTAATGATCTGCATGAACATCACTTATATATCCAATTCTCTTCATATTGCTACCTTTTAGTTGTGTCTAATTGCTCTGCTGCTATAGCATTAAACCTATCAATCGAGTCATTGTCAGTAGGCATCTCAAAATCATTGCTCATTTTATTTACCACTCATTCTAAATTTGTCTCTCAATTACTCTCTTTCAGCATCTTATATAAAGAGTATAACATTATTCTGTGGTGCTGTCAACAACTAAAATGCCTAAAATGCCTAAAATGTCTAAAAAGATATTCCTGTCAGTGTTCCTTTTACCCTTTCCCCAAGATATCTGTCTCCTGTTGAAGCATCGAACAATGGCTTGTCCTCATCAATCACTCCAGGAGCGGTTGAATTATCCACTGTCTGACCCAAGAAACCAGCAGCAACCCCAGGATCAGTTGCTTCCTCGAAGTGCATTTTCTGGCGATCAAAGGTCATGACAAATCTTTTCTTTCGGTTTACATCATCATACCTTGACTTCAATTGCTTACACAGCATCAATCCTGCTTTAGCTATCTCTTCAGGAGCCATCATACCCATCAAGAAATCGACTGTATCATTGATACCTTTAGAATCGCCTGTGTCGGACATATTCATATCACTAGCTTCGATTGTTGACCTTGTTCCTTGAGTAGCAGTTACTCCTACAAAATTGTATTTTACTGCCAATCCCCTGAACTCTTCAGTAATTGCTTTTACAAATAAATACGTACCAGCTCCGAGTCCAACTCTTCTTGATAAGCAGATACCAAGATAATCCAGACAAACAACATCAGGGACAAATCCTTTTTTGTTTTTCAATTCCCGAATCATCGCTTCAACATGACCCATATGAACTGAAGCTGTAGGGAATTCTTTGATGATTAGTTTCCCTACTTTGGTCTTGAGTAGGTTAATGTTTTTCATAAATTCTAACTCAGACATGGCAAGAACAGAATCCATCGCCACATCCATCAAGTTAGCATCGATCCTTGTGCCTAGCTTCTCTTCTGCCATCTCCATTGATACATAGAGTACATTATATCCTTGTGATACCATTTCAGCAGCATAATGGCACATGTAGGCAGATTTACCTACGTTGGTGTTTTTTGAGCTTATTCTGTTAGTAAAATACCTATGATTAGGATGGTTAATAGATATATCAACAACTTTTTGTTTATATCCAGCTCGCACAACTCTACATGGATGGTAAAAGCCATCATCACACAACACTTTAATTCCGAACCAATCGACCATATCCTCAGCAGTTTGCCATCCAAAATTCGTATCAAATTTATGTCTACCAGCGCATTTAACTTCTTCTCCTCTATCATTCATTAAATGATAAATGTCCATTTCGCCTTTATCAACAAAAGCTATGGCTTTTTGCCATCCATCTGGGGTATTAATGTCAAAATCAACACCTTCTTCCAATAAACGTTCTATGTCTGAAATTGGAACGTCTATCTCTTCATATTCTTCATACATATTACCTCGATCATTTAATATTATAACATAGGTTAAAATGAATTACCAATTTCACACATAACATAACACCAATTGAGTTCTACTTGTCAACCTTCCTAATCCTTATACGAACCAAAGTATCCTCTGTAACACAAGCGGCTAATATTGCGTTGACAGTTTTTCTCTCAAATCCTCCCTTTGTAATGTTATTCATTATAGGGCAAAGAAAAGGGAGTTTATCAGCTTTGGATTTCAACCTTTTGAATCTTTCAAGTGCATCATCAATATAATCCAAACCAATATCGGTATTAAATGATATTGATAATGCTTCATTAAGAATATCAGGAATGTTATTCTTATCAGTAACTGAACCCTCATCATAGATTGCAACGGATTTTGACAGGGCATTATACAATGCCTTTGTCTGACAGAATTCCTCAGTCTGGTCGATTATCCATTTTAGGTCTATATCTTTCTTTTGATGAAGATGTTCCTTTACGTAACCAATAGCCCCTTCAAAAAGTTTTAGATTTACATTTTTATTTTTGGATAGGTACACCTCAAGCATTTCAGCAGTTGCAGGCTTTTCGTACTTATCATAGTGGGTCTTTAAAGCTGCAAAAACTGCCTTTTCTGGTCCAGAAAAGTATTCTATGTTCAGAAAAGGAAAGACCTTATAGAAGAATTCATCCTTGTGAATTAGCTGGTTGAAAATCATAGAGGATTGAAAGGCTATATTGTAATTTTTATCTGACAATGTAATTCCTTTTTTAAATGATAAATAATAAAAATGGCTATGTAGATGTTATAGCATCATACATAGCCTAAACCCAAACATTTCTTTCTAGGAGAAGAACATGCCTGAATCTAAGCCTATTTATATTATATACGAAACAACTAATCTTGTCAACGGTAAATATTATATCGGTGCACATAAACAAATTGGGCTTGAATTTGATGGCTATTTAGGTAGCGGAAAATTAATATCATTAGCAATAAAAAAATATACCAAAGAAAATTTTATGCGCGATGTCCTTTTTGTATTTGATGATTGCAAAAATGCGTATGATATGGAAGAAAAAATTGTTAATAGAGCCATTGTTTGTAATAGAAACTCATATAATTTAGTTATAGGAGGATATTCTGGTCACCTAGAAGCCAGAACGCCAGAATCCTTAAAGAAATTATCAAAATCTCATAAAGGATTTTTTACAGCTAAAGATGCTAATAACAACACATATAGAATTACTAAAAAAGACCCTAGATGGATATCTGGGGAATTAGTTGGTAACAGACTAGGATTGTCCCATAAATTATCAGAAAAAACAAAAAATAAAATGAAAACATCACATACAGGTTTAAAACATTCATATAAGCACAAAGAAAGCATCCGAAAAGCATTAACTGGCGTCCCTCATACAGAAGAAAGAAAAAAGAATATCTCGAAAGGAAGGGCCCTTCCTTTTCAGACAAATTGACCTCTTATTTTTGTTCTGTTTCTTCTTTTGATTCGTCGTATTCATTAATAAATTGTGATAGCCTTGCCTCAAAATCATTCTTGACAACAGCAGATACAAGGTTCTCCATAATCTTCATTAGGACTTCTGGATTGTTCACTGTATAATCAACAGAAAAGTCATCCTCCATTAGACCATCCGAAGTGTATATTGTATATTCAACACCAGCAAGTAAACCTTCCACAATCCGAAATTCATGAGCATTACCTTCACTCGATATCATGTTGATTGTGGATTCAATACAAGAATCTTTTTTATTGTCTTCCATAAGAGTCACCTATAGCCTTTAATATTGTTTTGGGCACCACTGCCCTGCATTGTTCGCAGCTACATGATATATCATCATACAAATCCTTCAACAAAGGAATTATATTGTGTTCATATAACTGAGTCATAATATTTTTAATTGGTATTTGTGCTTGTATTAGTAACATACCATAATCATGTCGATATGTTAGACACATACCTTCAATTATTTTCTGCTTGGAAAACATTTATTCCTCCGCAGATTGTTTGGTGAAATAACTATCGCCTTCATCATCAAGGTTTTCGTCCTCGATGTCAGGTGTTTCAGCATCAGTATCATCGAATGCAGACCCATAAAGAAACTTTCTTCCTGCGTATTCATCAATTGCTTTCATTACTTCAGGAGTAAAATACTTCTCTGGCGAATTATATATTACTTTTGCAGTAGCAAGAACTGCGGGTTCCTCTTTGGGATTCAAACGAATTTTATTCCCTTCCTTAACCCACACGCCTGATTCAAGAGCAAAATCAACCATACCATACCATCGATCAAGACCAGAATCATATCGGATAATGGTATCGGCTTTTGAATTCTCTCTTGTAAGGCGTCCTTTCTCCATTTTACAATGAATGACATTACCAACAACATCAGTCCCAATCTTTTCTTTCTTCTTTGAAAGGAAAATAGTTGAACTGGCTGCATATGCTCTTCCTGAACCACCAGAAGCAACTGTCTTAGAAAAAAGATCCATTGTTTGATATGTGTGATTGGTCATGATCAATGGTACACCAGCAATGCCTAATTTCAAAGTCAATACCCTGAAAGCAGCCTTAACCAATTGGGACCTCGTCATATCTCTTGTATCTTTACCTTCGCCGATATCGGTCATCTCTTTTTCAGTAGAAAGCATGCCTAGAGAATCAAGGCCTATAAGCAAAGGTTTTCTTTCTTTCTTTGGCTGCTCAATATACTTGGTCAGAATGGTAAGAGCTTGATGCCTGAACTTCTGTACTGTATCAATAGGGAATACATATACCCTTGTTACATCAATACCGAATTCAACAAGTTGTTTCTTAGAGATAGCTGATTCCGATTCAAATAGAAACACACCACCTTCCTTTTCTTTCTCAAGAAACAATTTGATCAATGTAAGCAGAAAGAAGGTCTTACCAACAGAAGATGGTCCAGCTAATTCAGTAATTTTATTTCTTGCATACCCTCCATATATGGACCCTGATAAAACAGCATTTAGAGTATATGAACCTGAATCCATAAACCCTTCATTATCACCTGCAACAATGCCATCCTCTGCACATGTGGCATATTCGTTCAATTTGAACATATCATTAAGGAAACCAAACCCATTATCATTCGTAATCTTCTTTGCCATGCATCCTCCTGTAGAGTTATAATACTATTGTGTAAAGATATATTATAACATTAAAAAACTTCTTTGTCAATCAATATTTCTGTATATTTTGCTAATATTTTGTGCTGTGGTTGCAACCTTGCTTTCATGTAATTAATAACATGCCTAGGGACATTATGAACAGAATCAAAATCACCATGGCATGCCATTATTTGTACATTAACATCCATGAGCTTTGCCATCCTGAAATATGGTTCCATTTCTTTTGCTGTAATGAATGTATTAGAGACAACAACAGATTTTCCTCTGTTGAGATATAAGGCAGTAGAGGAGAGGCACCATTGATGAGCCAAAGAAGACAATTCATCCTTGTAATTATACTTACCTTCAAGGTCACAATGAAACATATCAGCCTCTAGATGGACAAGATCAGGATCCTTATTACAAAGATCAAATGCCTTTGTGGTTTTACCCGACCCAGGAAGACCTCTAATAAGGATTAATGTTTGTTCTTTGTTCATGATAATCTCATTCTTTGATAATTTTCAGCATCCTTTGGGCATTCAGTAACATACCCTCCATTCTTGTCAATCCAGACTACTTTAGGGAAACCTAGTTTAATAGGGTTCTTGAAGCCTTCTGGAAATGGGATGTTATGATCTTCCATCAACGAGAACACTTTATATTCATCCTGAAAGCAATCAAATCTATCCTCGATAATCAATCTATGAAGCTCTTCCACAGATTTGATGTCAAACAATAAATCAAATTCGTACGGTAATTTTGTGTAACTCATTCCTCTCCTTATTTGTAAACCTGAATATATCGTAATTTCTTCTTACTGAGGTCAATATATTCGATGTACCATTTTTCAATGTTATCATCATCCCATGTAAAAGACAACTCCCACCTGACATAAATTTTTCCAGGTGCTCTGTGTTCTGTTCTCTTCTTCATGTCAGAAGGAAGAAATTCAAGGATCTCCTTAATTTCTTTTACAACAGAACAATCAAAATTCTTGATGATAATGCCAGAATCACAGGCATACTGATAAATTCTTGTTTGCTGATTTGCTAAAAACTGTAACTGATATACCTGCTCTTTGAAAAGACCCATTTTGTACCTCATCATTTATTTTTAATCTCAATCAATCTTATATAAAGAGTATAACAAATAAAAAAAGGAATGTCAACAACTAAATTGACATTCCTTTTCTT